GACACCTGAAGAGGTGGCCCGCCGTCTTTCCGTTGCCACGGATGGGGAGACGGTGGACACTTCTCTATCAGATAAACCTAAGACGTGGGCTTTAACCAACCAAGTCGTAGATAACCTAGTCGGTTTCATACGCAACCCCTCCGAACGCTGGTACCTAGGGTTCCCCGAAATAGATCTAGCATCAAGAGGAGTGGGTAAAGGCGAAGTGTTGATGGTCGTCGGCAGATCACACACAGGTAAATCACAGATGCTACTTAACAGTATCGTTGTGAACCTGATCAACGACCCAGCAGCACATGTCGTCATCTTCTCAATGGATGAACCAAGAGAACTGGTAGCAATGAAACTATTCTGCTTACTTAAAGGACGCTCATCCACAGAAGTGGAAGAAGCAATCAAAGCAAATGACAAGAACACAATACAAGAACTTGCTGAAGCATCCGAAAAGGAACTGTCACGCATAGCAATAATAGACGAATCGTTACCGCTGTCCCGCATGGAAGAAGTCATGGAAGAAACAAGAGAATGGTTCGGAACCAACCCTTCCTTCTGTATGATCGACTACCTAGAGTTACTTCCGGGTGGTGACTCAGACGCAACAGGAGTGACAACCAAAGCACAAGCAGTTAAACGCTGGGCTAAAACACAACGAGTACCAGTCGGGCTTGTCCATCAAGCAGGCAGAGGCTCCGGTGATAAAGGCAAAGCCGCAGGATTATATGCCGGTAGATACGGAGGTGAACAAGAAGCAATCTTCGTGATAGAAGTCTACCGACAACGAGACAGATACGATCTGTCCCAATGGGAAAAAACGTACCATGACAATTCAATAAATCTAAACCTATGTAAAAATAAAAGAACAGCCCGACTGATAGATCAAACATATTACTTAGACCCATCAAGCGGACACATACACCCATACTGGGAGGAGTTGATACCCGATGCTCACTGAAGATTTTACAATAACTAAAAGACCAATAGCGTTAGGGGCAGGCATATGGGTGCAACGGTGGGTAGTGGAAAAAGAAGGCAGAGTATTAGAACTGTCCGACACTAAGGAAGAAGCAGAGATTTTTGTAGCCACCAGAGTAGACAACTGGAGATCCAGAGATGAGTGACTACAATAAAGAAACCATCAAAGGATTCGCCGACCTGTTCCGAGGTGGCAAAGTAGCAATAGACACAGGAGAGTTCAGACCATGGACAAACCACGACGGTACATTCATAGAAGCACAAGGCGAAGAATACGAAACTAAAATAGCAGACCACCTGCAAGCAGAACCAGCCATCGGAGTGTACCCACTGTTCGCACAAGACGACGGACTGAAAGTCTACTGGGGGTGCGTTGACCTAGACGAAGGAATGCAAGAATCATACGCACACGCAAAAAACATTCACCAAGTACTAAAACAACTAGACGTACAATCTTGGATAGAGCGATCACGTTCCAAGGGATTCCACCTTTGGGTGTTTTTCACACAACCAATGTACGCAAGAGATGTACGCACAGGACTGCTAGCAGCATGCGACCTAGTAGAAGCACCAACAAAAGAAGTAAACCCCAAACAAGTAGAACTCTCAGAACGAGGCTGGGGAAATGGTGTCCGTCTACCCTATGCGGCGAACCGTGAACGAGGAGGATACAACGAAATGGATAACCCTGAATACTCCTTCTCCATGGTACCAGTAGCGACTTTCGTAAAAGATGCTATACCAAACCGTGTAACACCCGAAGCGTGGGATCCTGTGAGAGCCTTATACAAGCCTCCTGAGCGCATCTCAGTGCCTGCTCCTACCGCATCCTCATCCAAACCTTTATATGGTCTCTCAAGGGCTATAAGAGTGAATGGTCCTAAAGGAAGTACAAAGAACGACAGATCCAGAACACTCGTAGCATTAGCATGCTCCATGTTTAGAGACGGGTATGACAAACCCACTATCTATTATGAACTAAAGTCTGCTGATAAGGACTGGGGCGGAAAATATGCCAGCCGTAAAGACGGAGATAAAATTCTGTGGAAAATAGTAAATGACTACGAAGAAGTCGCGTGGAAAAACCACGAAGATTACAAGCATCGTTATAGAGAGAAGACCAAAGGTCAAAGCGAGACCGAGACACACTAAGAGCGGCCATGTATTCACACCAAAAACCACACTCGACGAAGAAGATTTCATAGCGCAAGTATGGGAAAAAGAAGTAGGCAAAACATTAACAGGACCATTAGAAATAGTGCTGGTATACAGTCCAACACAAACAATACTCCACGTGATGGAATCACCACATGGAGCGAAAACCTTAACAGGAGATCTGGACAATTACATCAAGTTGACATGCGATGCATTAAACGGGGTGGCGTGGGAAGATGACAGACAAATCGTACGAATCAACGCAGTCAAGGTCGACAAACTTGATAGTGATTAAACTTGAACCTTGGGAATATGAATGGGCATCACACGTAGGATGCAGACGTTTCATAGAAAACTGGGAGAAACAAGACGCATCACATTACAAACGTGACTACATGGAAGACGACAGAACAGCACAAGTAGCAGCCGCAGTTGGGGAACTAGCAGTAGCACGAGTAACCAACCAATACTGGAGTGGACACGTGTGGGCTGGTAACCGCCACCAAGAAAACCGTGGACGAGCAGACGTAGGTCACAACATAGAAGTTAGAAGAGTTAGAACATCCAACAACGCTGCTGTTAGACGCAGACAACTAGGACAAGGACTAGATTTATTTGTGGTTAGACCAGTGGCTCCCGAATTCAGAGAAGTCGAGATGCTAGGATGGATTAACCACGATGAAGCGTGGGATTTAGGAGAACCATCGGGTTATGATGCGGACAACACCCGTGTTATAGCCCCCGACTATTTGAAACCAGTAACAGAATATGGCAGGGAAACAAAAGGAGTTCCCGACTGATCCAACTGACACGTGGCGAGAAGGCAAGATACAGTTCGGAGCGCAAGATAGCCTCTTTCCACACAGGGCATCAACAGAATTAGAAGCAATGATGGAAACTCCACCATTAGGTGAAGAACCTCTCGCCTCATTAGAAACCACCGCTCACGTAAAAGAACTACTAGCAGACGCTATAGAAGAACTCGGACCATTAGAACGGTGGATAGCAGAACGCCTACTAATAGAACGCATGTCTTTACGTAAAGCAGGCGCAGTGCTAGGCATACCTAAAACATCCTTAGCACGCAGACGTGACAAAATAAGACGCACACTCATGGTGCGTTTAATAGAAGAACCAGTTTTTAAAGAATGGTTAGAAAACCTTAACCAATCATTCCCAGTCCTTGACGAGACACTGCCGGATTAACCCCATTAAAGACGTAGCCCAAACAGCGAAAGCATACTGAGCCTCTTCAATCCCATCAACACCAGCGTGAAAAGCAGACAGTAAAGCCTCCGCTTCTGCTTCATCAAATACAAGTAATAAACCTAAGAGTTCTTCATCTGACCATTTTGCGTGTGTGCCGTCTTGCACATCGAATAGATTAGCGGATGCCTCTAACTCTTGGTAAATTTCTTGTTGAATGGACGTACCTTGTTGCTCTAAGAATAACTCCCATTTAGCATCAAGATCCGTGTTGTCCATGTTACTTCGCTACCTTATCCTTAACTATAGTCTTGAGGACTGATACAGCCGCTGCTAAACCAGCAACACCCGCACCTTTAGCCGATGATAAATCAGCGACAACGAATACACCGAGGAACGCTTGAGCGAAAGTCCACCCAGCACGTTCCAGTACATCAAATATGTTCTTCAAATTTTTTCCTTTATTAGATTAATATCTTGGACGACGAGGCTTTTTCTTACCAGCCACTAGTCGTTCTCATCAAACTTGGCACGCATGCCATTAGCCATACGTAACATGGCATCCCCAGTAAGAGAACCTTGGTTCCCACCCTGAGAAGCAGTGTCCACTAAAACCTGTGAGGTCTTAGGTACCTTCATTGTTTTCCCATCTAACTGATGTGGCATCTCAACCTACTTTCCGAAAGGACGACCACCATTAGCGGCGTTGCCCAAATTAGTTTCCCGCAGATACGCTGCGGCTTTTTTAGCCTTCTTACTCATATCCCACATGTTGAATGAAGATGTAGAGTTATAAGGCTGTTCATCTTGTGACCCAAACGTTTCTTGAAACGAAGGACCATACCCTTTACCTCTTGGCATAATATTTTTCCTTATTGTATAAACAGAGCGCCAAACGTGTCACCGTTCACCACACCCGTAACCTTCAAAAAACCCTGTGTTTCTTGAAACTCTCTAACAGCAGAAACAGTTTTCTTACCGAAGATCCCATCAACAGGACCCGGATTGAAACCACGCTCCGCTAACTTTCCCTGCACTAAACGCACAGGCAAACCACGACTACGAGAAGGACGAGACAAAGGAGTCTTCTTAACCTGCTCGTGTAAATCTTTAAAGAACTGAATAATCGCAGCCCAATCAACAGCCTCAGGTGCTTCTACAACACCCATACCGTTCTCAACCCAGTCTCCTAATACATCACCCGGACACGTCGTATACCCTTCACGACTCTTCTTACGATGCGTCGAAACCCAAAGCCCTCTGCCGAAATGAGACTCAGCGGCATCAATAACTGTTTGTAAAGCACGTAAAGCATTGTCGCTAGGCTTGTGAAAACCCCAACCAGTAAAGCACACACTAATGGAACGACTGTTCCAACCCTTAGTCCCCGCTCCTCGGTTATCCCAACCACGTCCTTCAAAAATTACACCACTCTCATCCACCAACCAGTTGTACCCAATACCATCCCAGCCTTTGCCCATATGGTGACGTTCAAAAGCCTTCACCGCATCAGAATTTTTAGGTCCGTTTTCCACACCAGAATGATGTATAACCACACCTTGTACCCTTGATTTATTTAATTTATCGAACCTTCCTTTCGGAGGGTTCTTAGCGCCCCATTCTTTTCGGGAAACATATTTCATATTCATAAACCTTTCTTGTCCCGTTTACTTTCCCAGTCTAGTCTCAACGGTTCTCAAAAGATTTCCAAACGTCACGTTCCCTAGCCTTGGCAATCGATCTACGAATCTCTTCACTACGCTGTCTACGAGGAGTATTAATACGGACACTTACACCACCCAAAGTAGACATCATTGTTTGAATCCAAGTCTCCTGAGTTTTCTCATCTTCAGGAATTATGCGACGCAATCTACCTATAAACGGCAACATGTTTTCTAAAATACCCAACTTCTTATCATTGACCATCCACTCACCCTTAGCATTCTTATCACCCCAACCAAGCATCTTAAGAGAAGTAGTCATACCCGGAATTGTTCTAAAAGCAACAGGAAGTTTAACGAACTCATCCTGATAAGGAATACCAGCAAACAACTTTTTGTCCGCCCAATATTCAATAGGAGTTTTAAAGAATGGAGTAGCACCAGAGAAAATCTGTTCCATAGCAGCACCCCCACCTTCACGACTAGGATCAAACCTGAACAAATCCTGCAACGGCAAATCAGGTGCAGCATAAGTAGTAGCACCACCCACCTTCCAAGGTAACTGAATGTTGAAATTTTCTAAGAAATAATCAGGAACCATGTCTTCTTTCTCTTCATCCATTTCCAAGTTACGTTTAATGGACATCAGACGGTTAAACTTTCCGGGGTTACGAGCCAGCAATTCCATTTGCAGCGGAAAGTTTTTACGAGTCCAAGTGTAAAACGGGAAGAAACGTTTACCATACTTCTGTTCAATAGGAGACAACCCTCCATAATTGAAATGCAACTTGTAAATCATTTCCAAAGCATCATCTAAACTACCACCAGCATCCATCACATGAAGACCAGTACCAAGACGCATCATCTGCTCAGCGAAAGTATTAGCATGCCTTACCGCAGCAAACATAACGAACCCTGAATCAGCAGGATTTAAAGTAACACGACCTTGACGGAAAGGATTGTCTTTACTACCAACAATGTAATCTAATTTTCCGGGTTGCCCCAAATTCACATCAACAGTAGAAGCAGCCTGACCACCACCATCACCACCGGCTCGCCTGATCTCAAAAGCATTCTGTAAAGTCAAATCATCAGGATTAGCATCCAGCAACTTCTGTAACCCTAAATCAAAATCACCCTCACCCGCTTTATAAATACGATTCATCAAACGACCTGTTTTAATATTCACTTCCAAAGGAATGTCAGCAAACCACATGTTGCTCATACCACCAAAAATGTTACGCAACACAAAACCCGGAGTAGCAACCATCTGCGCTTTCATCCAGTTATGAACCCTGTCATACGCTCTTAGATACTTACCAACAGCCTCTCTGTCATTCATCTTC